CTGCCTGTCGTTTGGAGTTTTGAACAGGACATTGACCCAAACATTTTGGAGCGAACAGATGAGCAAAGATAAACCTTATGCCGTAGTTTGGACACAATGCAAATGGACTGACCACATAATCGAACACACTTGCAAAAATGATGCAGATGTTTGTGATGCACAGTCTGACCACGACATGAAAGTAATTAAAATTGAATATGCAAAATCAGGAGAAAAAAATGGACTTAGTAAATGCGTGGAATGAGTTGTCTTATTTCGATGGTGTGCTTTTCACTGTCTGGCTGGGCATCTTGTATATTGGCAAGAAGAAAATTGATAAATGGTTGGACTAAGGAGATGACAATCGGCAACTATTAATCTATGGTGAAAACGAATCACCAAGTTCACCGCCCTCAACCTCCCTTGGGGGCGGTTTTTTATGTTCCCAAAAACGCATTAACATCCACGATTGGCTTTCTATCCATCAACATATTATATTCGCTTTCTGAAATATCCATTTGACCCGCCAGCAAGCTCACGCCTTCCATCAAGTCTGGTATCGCTATGCTTTCGTCTGCATCAAGATAAGTCATCAACTGAACAACCTGAGATATTTCTGCCTTTGATATTTCTTTGTTTTTTTGCATAAGGCTTGTGATTTGTTTAAGTGTATCGCTCACCTGTTACTGTCTCCATAATTTCAATAAATCTTCTATCAACCAAGTCTCTGCGCTTGTTCATCCAGAACAGCGAGAAGTTTTCAGCAAACCATTCATGCTCGTTTGCCCCTGCATAATTAGATGGCAAATTCGGCACATTATCTTTACCAGTAAGTGTGCCGCCTCTATTTAATTCAGGCAATATTTTGCCCTCAATCTCGCCAGAGCCAGAATGTCCTTTTATTCTTGGATTCCACATTTGATGAACGTGATGCCCAAACTCATGATACATGGTTGAGCGCAATTTGTCCAATGGGTCGTCATAATACTGTTTTGAGCTATGCGGTCTTTCTGCAACATTATCGCCTAACTTCCATTCACTTTTTTCTGCAAAATCTCTGTTTTCTCGGTAAAATCTTAAATCATCGCCCTTTTGACTCAACCAAAACTCGTCCGCCCTTTGTTGAGCCGCAACAAATTCGGCCTCAAGTTTCTCATCACTTAGATTTTTTTTGTATCTGTTTAACGCTCTCATCAATTCAGCATTAATGTTTTTAGCTTCAGCATTTAATTCTTTGACCCTTTTACCAATTTCTATTGTTCGTCTGGCTGTTTCTGCATCGACTGTGGCCTCAAGCACATCACCAAAAAATTTATAATTTAGTCCCATGACACCATCGCCCATGTTCCCATAATTCTTGCCTCTAACATTTTTATATCCCCTCAAACGTGGCACATTTAGCCTATCTGCAAGCTCGTTTAATTCTTCATTAACTTCTGCCACGGCTGATGCTATTTTTTTCTTGAGGCCTGATGCGCCTACTGCTCCGAAATCTGCAACGCTTGTGCCTTTGTATTGACTCACTGGTTCGTTAAAAATCGGCGACTTATAAGCATCATCATTTGCCGCATCTCTAACAGATGACCGCAACTTTTCTAAAGATACTTTAGTTGCAACAGACGGAATTGTGGCGGCTGTTAGTGATGCCCTAATTGGAGAATCATATACACCTCTTGGTGTTGTTGATGGTTTCTCTGGGGTTGGGTCAACAAAGTCTGGCTCTCTCACTGGCTCTGTAACAGGGTCATCAATGATGACATCCTCATCCTCAAAGTAAACAATGACACATCGGCAATTTATCACGTTTGCAGGGCCGCCCCTTGGGTCTCCAGCAAATCCCATTGCATAGTCCACACCCTTGTATGGGACAATGAAGTCCTCATCCATGCCCACCTCTTGACCATTGACCGCCCTGTGATGCTCTCTGGTGCGCTCGTCATTGGTGCTGACCCATCGCTTTTTGAGGTTTACGCCTGATTCCTTGGCAACCGCATTATTGGCATAGGAGGCCGCTGAGTGCGTTTCCGTCCTTGCGATAGTGATTGCCCTACGCCGACCAAAGTCACCCCCTACACGGCCTCGTATGAGCCTTGAAATGGGTTCTGGGCCTAAGTCTTGCTCTGTTCCCTCAAGAATCGCCTTGCGTATCTGATTCATCGTGGTCGCTTCGATGTTTTGAATGTGTGAACCGACCTGTGTGTTAATGTATTGCTCTATAAATCGCTCATATGGCGATTGCTTTGGGCTGATTAGCTGGAACCTGTCAATCATGGCGGTCATTGTCGCCCTGACGCTTGGGATTATAACTGCCGCAAGGTCTTGGGTGTTTTGATTGCGGTTGATTGTCCTCAACCCGCCCTGTTGGTATTGCTCTCCAGCCCTGCGGCCTATGCGGTTGAATACTGTGACAAGTTGCTGTGCAAGGTTGCGTTCATATCCATTGCGGATGCGGTTCTGCTCTGCGACCTCTCTCCGTGCCGATATAAGCCGACCACGCCTTTGTTTTCTAGCTATTTTCATCTTTAACTAAAACATAACTCAACGTGGCTGATATTGCATCCGACCCTGAACTAACAAATGCACGGATTTCACAATCGGATTTTGCTGGCAATCTTATAGGAACACCCAAAATATATTGAGCAAAATTATTATGCAAAGTTGTTTTTGTATGAGTGCGGAAAACGCCACCAAAATCTCTGCAAACCAATCTGCCTGTTGCGAATTTGTTTGCCGCCGTTGTGCCTGATGAAATTGTAAAATTAAAAATATATGCTGAATGATTTCTTGGAATTGAAACAACTGCTTGCAAGGTTTGGTTTTCGCCAGCATCTATTTTGCCATATTTATTTGCTGGAACACCTGACGATACAACACCTGTCCCTGCATAGATGTCACCTGTTGGTTCGTCTGCGGTTACAAACATCCGATTGACCCGCAAAAAACTATTTGTGGTATTGACTGCGGTTTGACCTGTAATCGTTACGCTCTCGGAAATCTCGTCATAATTTCCATCAAGCCCCTCAATCAAAATCGTTGATATGTCGCTGTCATTACTGCTTGAGACCTTCAGGACACTGGCTGATGACAGATAAGAATATATCCCGCCCTGTGACCAGACTGTCTCCTCATCTGTGCCTACTGCGGCGTTGAATCCAAACTTGAACGCTGGGCGGTGTCTGGCAATCATCCCCTCGTGTATCTGGATGCCATATTTCGCATCAATGGTCATTTTTTCTTATCGCTTTTCAGGGGATGACCTTCGGGCAACAGGTCTCTATCGAACTTACCAGATTTGTATTTCCCTGTTCTGACTGCGGCAAGCCAGACATTGACTCTGGCTAGTCCCCACTGGTCACTGCTTGTCACAGATGGCCTCACGCTTTGGGGATTGGTGTTGAAGGCCCCTACGCCCCGACGAAATACCGCCTCAAGCATTCTCTGGGTCACACGCTTGCCCTTCTTGTCTCCATGCTCGTCATTGTGGTCTTTGACCTTCTTTGCCAAGGCCTTCTTAATCTTTGCTGAAACCTCTGCTTTGCTCTCGAACACACCATCAACCAGCGCATCAATTGAGAAGTTTTTGTCACGCTCTCGATTTAACTGCTCAACCTTACGCTTTGCCCACGACTGACCTGAGTCGCCGCCCCACAAAAGCCATGCGATTTTTCCCGCACTTGGATACCCATCTTCTCCCTCACGAAAGCCCTCGGCTCGTTTATCAACCTCATGTCGGCTGAAAAAGCTGTGCATGCGCCTCACAGTGGACGGAGAAAGGTTCTCACGCCTGACCAACTGGTTTGCCCTTGCCACACCAACGGCTGTGCCACCCCTGCCAAACTCTCGGCGCATCTCAAGCCCTCGTCTGGCGGCGTTTGCCATCGCCTCTGTGGGCTTTGTGTCAATGTCTGCCTCTGCCTTCGGGGTCTCTAAATCATCGCCTGTAAGTCTTGTGTAATCCGCATGACTTGAGCAGGGCATGTAAACAGTGCCATTTTCGGTTTCGTGTGCATGTGTTCCACTGCATCCTATCTGTTCAGCACGTTCTTGAGCTTCTGCTTCAGTAGTGAATACATCTCGCTCAACTTCACTTTTACCGCCGTAAATATCTTTTGCATCTTCATCTTGTGCATCCTCCGTGTTTGGTGCGCCTAATGGGAAAAGGTTTGCCGCAATATAAACATCATCACCGCCTGTAATGTCATCCAGACCAAGGCGTTGTCTTGCTTCATTGCGGCTTATGATACCCTCTCGCACTGCATTAATCACATTGTCATAAATCCTGCGTCTGCGCTCTGCCATCGCTGGGATTGAATCAATGTCGTATTTGATGTGTATGTTTTCGCCATATGCTGGGGCAAGCCACTCGTTTAAGTCGCTCTGCATCCGCATCATCAATGGCACGATTGTGTCCTCATACAAAGCCAGCCTTGCCTCTTGCACGTTTGCGTATGTCTGTGCGTCTGGGACACCAACCAACTGGCTTGGGACACCAAAGCACAGCGCAATATCCCGTGCGCTCATGTTCTTCAATTCTAGGAAATCCATGTCTTTTGGCGTCAAACCCATCTCTTTCCAATCGAAGTCACCCTCAAGCAACATTGCACGGCCTGAATTATCTGGGCCGCTAAACCTCGCATTGAGGTCTGTATGTAGCTGTTGCCTCTGCGCTTCGGACAACTGCACGGGCATCCCTGCATCATCCTTGGGCTTAAATACGATTGCGCCTGATGGTCTGGCTCCGTTGTTGAGCAGATTGACATTGTGTCGTGCCGCCAAGTTGTGCTGGTCAATATCAACAGCCGCCGCACTGATTGGAGACAGCCCGTAGTAATCATCAAGCGGATTCCAGAGCTTCAGATGCTTAACCTCTGATGCGCCTGTCTCTTGGTCTACGTCATACTGAGCCACCACCTGACCGCCGATTTTATATTGATAGTTCTTTGGTATCTGGGTCTTGCTCGGCGTGATTGTCATGCGGTCTGGGCGTAGGATATGCAACTCACTAGGACGACCATTCACATCTGAGCGCAATGCGTATGAGTTTCCGTCAAGCAACAGGTATGAATACAGGGCTTGGAAATACTCTGACCCTGCCATCTGTGGATTGGGTCTTTGCAACAACATCTCAAGCGGGTGGTTTTCAATCTGTGTGTCCCCGTCAAAAACCTGAAACTTTACAGCACTGGCTCCGTTGGCAATCTCATTGATACAGCGATAAACAATCGCATTCTGTTGATAGCCCTCTTGAGACAGGCGTTGATAGGTGTATTTGCTTTGGTTGTATGCTGTCACCCCTTGATACATGACCATCGGGAACTCTTTACGCTCAAGGTTTGGCGGACTGATGAAATTAGCAAGTCGCTGTCTGAATGTCGGCATTAGCTTATTCTCCACTGTGCCTGTCCATCTGAACGGCTTAATTCTGTTAATGCCCACACTAAGGCATCCAATCGGTCTGGTGACTTACCATCACCAGTGTAAAAACACATTTGTTCTTCTAACTTAGCAAATATTCCACAATGTGACACCTTTTTTTGTTCATACAGGGCGGCAATGGGTTCTGCCCTAATCATCTTGCCCCGTGTTGCCCTTACGGAACGCAATGGGACAGCCTTGTCAATCGTGTTCAAAAGGTTCTGCACCAAGTCGCCGCCATTGTTGACCTCGACCACAACTCTGTCTGCTTGATGCTTGTAGTAAGCTCTGACAGCCTCACGCATCCATCCATCGGGGCTGTTCTTATGTGACACATCATCAATGATATAAAACCTGTCATCAATGCCACGACCCGCAACAATGATGCCTGTCTCGTCGCTGTGTTCGTTATTAGTTACGGCTGGGTCAACACCAACCACGACTCTTTTCATCTCTGGCATGTGTCCCTCTGGGATGCGTGTCTGCTCTAGCTCCTCACGGCTCCACAATGCTCCCTCGATGTCCTCAACAATCTCTGCATATAGCTCCTGCCGCCCAAGCGTTGTGCCGCCATATCGCTCCTCAAGTGCCGCCAGTGCTGATGGTGCAAGGTTCTCCGCATTATCGAATGTGCTTCCTGTGGTAATATGCACATCCTTACGGCTCATAATGTTACGGATTATTTCAGTAGGTTTGGGTGTGGTTGTGATGACACACTGAGGCTTGTCCCCTAAACGCAACCCAAAGAGTAGTTGGTCAAAGGTTTCTGGGTATCTCCATGCCGCAAGCTCGTCACACCATGCTCTGTGAAACTGCGGCCCCCTTAACCTGTCGGGTTCTGTTGCGCTAAAGCCGATAATCTTTGAGCCATTCTTGAGGCGTATCTCTTGGTTGCTAGAGCTAAAGCCCTGACCTCGCCCCTCCATGAGACAGGCCCTCGGTATGAGTGACATGATGCCAGAGACCCCACCAAAGGCGACACGCTTCAAGTCTCCGAATGTCGGGGTAACAACTGCACAGTTTACGTTTTCATTGAGCAACGCATATTGGATGATGTCCTGTGCGCCTGTTCGAGTCTTGCCCCAACCACGACCCGCCAGTATCAACCAGAAGTTCCAAGGCCCGTTGGGTGTTAGCTGTTTCTCTCTAGCTGTTGCGCCCCATTCACTAATGAACCTCGCTGAAAGTCTCTGCTCGTCCGTTTTGTAATGCGAGTAATCTTTCAATACTTCTTCTAAAGTGTTCGTCTCCATCAACATCAATCGACCCTTTGTGAATTTCTGATGCTTCGCCTAGTGCGAGTCGGCCTAGCTTCTGGCTGTTAAGAGCCACCTGACTCAACTCACGCAAATGATACACGGATAATTCCTTGGCATCTTTGTCCCCATTGAGAGCCTTCTCATGCTCTCTGAGCCGCCGTGTGATGTCCTTGAGCATCTCCTGTGCGTTTGTCAGGCAATTCTCATCAAACTTTGTGGCTTTGTTGACCATCTTTTCAATGCGCTTGGCTTTGACCTTCTTGTGTAAGTTGTTATGGAACTGCTGACGCTCTCTGACCCAATCCTCTTGCTTTGCCCAACGGCTGATGCTGTTGACCGCAACATCATACTTACGGGACAAATCCCGCATTGATGGTTGCTGTCTCACACCCTCGTCATCAACAGAGCCTTGGATATATTCGTCTTTGATTGCTTGCTTTACTGCGGCCTTAACTCTTTGCGCCATGCCAAACACCCATGCGTTTTTGATATACTGTCCTAATTAATTAATACAATTCGGGACAATCATCAAGCATTGATGAATATTGTATCTGTCTCCTGTGGGGTGAACCGATACCAACAGGCATTGTCTTTACCTGTGTTCTTTGACCCTTCAATCCATTTGACACGGCCTATGGCGACAATGTGGGAGCATCTGGTGAGATATGGTCTGGCTTGCTTAGTATGTGACCAGTCTGCGTCTATCAGTAACCATGTGGGCATCTGTGCTGATAGGTTCTCGATGATAGGGTGCAAGATGTGTCTGCCCCAAGGTGGGTTTGTGATACACAAGGAACACCCGACTATCTGGTCTATGGTTGCATCTCCCTCCCCGATGTGGTCATTCCTAGGCTCAATATCTGTCATCCAATAGGCATTGAGACCTGTGAGCTTTTCGATGTGACTAATCAGTCTGCCATCCCCTGCGCATGGCTCTGCAAATAGTCCGACGCTTGGCAGGTGAGGTATGAGAGGTATGACCGCCTCAATGGGTGTTGGATAGTAATCTCTGGGGTGTCTTTCAAAGCTACTACGCTTGCCCATCAATATCCACCGATTTCAATAATCCTGAGTTGTAACAGAAAAATAAAAAGCAAGGACATGATAATCATGATGGATGGTGTGACCCTGATGATAAACATTATGTGCCTGACAAATTCGGGGCATAAATATTTTAAAAGATTGAACATCTCTCCCCCAACGAGACTGACCCACTAGGGGCCAGCCTCACTTAGGAACAGTCCTGTTTTTATAGCATTTCTAGTCATTAGATACAACTTCCTGATAGCATCTTGTGGTCGTATTATATGTGAAATAACACTCGCCAATTTGACCATAAACGTCCTGCTCTCTGACCTTACGCATGATGACTCTGGTTTCATTTGTCTCAAAGTCTCTGTGAACCACCATGCCGATATCTGCCATATTGTTCCAATGCGCTGACCCCGCCACCTGATACAAGTCTGGGGCTGGGATGATGCCCTCGTCTGTCCTGTAAAGTTTATGAGGATGCGCCACCATCCAAACTGTCACGTTGTAGTATTGAGCAAACTTCTGACACTTTGCAATGAGGTCTCTGATGTGTTCATCTTCACGCTTGCCGCCCTCTCTTGACGCATCAATCTTATTAAACGGGTCAATGACCAGACCATCCAAACCAAAGCGTAAATTTATCTGCTTGGCTCTGTCCAAGATGTAATCAATCGTTGGGACTTCCTCGCCGCTTTCAATGAAATGGAAATGCTCATCTAGGTATTCAATCCCTTGCCGCACCTCTGACTCGCTCATCCTGCTAGACGGGCCATGCTCAAATGGTTTCCTGATTCGCTTTTCGACAAGCCGCCGCAAATGCTGTTGAGTTGAATGCTCTGGACTGAACACACCAAAACGCCAATCGTGAAGCTCTGCCATGTTCATAATTATCTGGTCTAAAAAGTTTGATTTCCCATGATTAGGAACACCTGTCACCAGATGAAACGTAGCTGGCATGATTTTGTATATCTTATCTAGCTCATAGAAGCCCGTAGAGAGGGGTTTTGCTGTTCTGCCATAGTAGAGGTCAAGAACACCTGAAAGATACTCCTGCGGCTTAAATACGCCATCAATCGGATTTGGCTTTGCACTCTCAATACACTCCCTGACCTGCTCCTTGCCATGTGTCACCAAAGTCTCATTGGCATCCTTGCAGGTAACGTCGTGGATGTCAGGCCATTGCACCCGCCAACATATGTCCTTCCCGAACCTGTGCTGTAACTCATCTGCTAGGGCTTGACCCGCATCATCCATGTCCACCGCCAAGATTATCTTGGTGGCCTTATGACCTTCCAAGTTCGCCAAGATTTCAAAACGTTTATCTTGCTCTCGGTATTCGGCTTTTGATGGTGCGCCATCTGGCAAGCTAATGACGTTTTCATAACCGCACTCGTAAAGTGAAAGCACATCAAGCTCACCCTCCACGACAATCAAAGTCTCCTGCTGTAGTGGCTCAAGGGTCTCTGACATATAGAATTGCTTACGGGCATCCTTCTCTTGTCGGAATTTCTTATCTGCCGTGCGGTATTTTATATTATAAAGCTCTCCCTGATGCCGATACGGAAAAGCAATGCAGGTCTCCTCACCTTCCCCAAAGTGCATTTTGGTTTTGTATATACCGAAATAGTCCACTGTGCTTTTTGATATGCCACGCTTATCAAACCACGAATAAAATTTGTCATCACGCTCTTGAGCATCTGGCAAAGTTATCTTTCTGACCTCTCTGGGCTTTGGTGTGAAACCTGCTCCTGCGATGTTACCCGCCCATCCGCAATTATGACACTTCCAGACCGCCCCACCATCATCGTCTATTTTGACACTAAGGCATAGGTCACGTTTATTGCGCCGTGTATGTGAACACTTTGGGCAAGTTGTTTTGTGGTTTCCGATTGATTGTGATTTGAGACTGATACCTTCATTGAGTAATGTCATCCCGCTATCCTGTTCCTATTTGTTTTAACTTTTGGCTCATCCATTAAATCTGCAAACCTCTCTTGATTCAACCACGTTGAAGCATGTGGTATAAATTGGGGGTCTTTGTTGACCATCGTTTTTGCAAATTGCTTTGTGAGCTTGAGTAATTCTTGCTCTGATATTTTAAGGATTGCTTTTTTATATTTCGCAAAAGCATCCTTCTTGGATGAATTTGGTCTGCGTGGGTAAGCACTCCAAAATTCATTAAATGCTATAGTATATATTGATTGGTTAATATGACTGGTTATATCCCCTGTTGATTTTGACAGGGGGGCGGGTGTCAATTTGACAGGGGGGTGGGTTTCATTTTGAAACCCCCTTAGTGTGTATATGTTTGATGTCTGTCTGCATCGCTCCCCATAAGGTTCATATCTAGGTTTGATTTCAATTAAGCCACGTTTTTCCAAATCTTTTAATGACCGCCTGACTGTTGACTCGCAACACTCTGCCATCATTGCCAGCCTTTTTATAGATGGAAAGCATGTAAATTGTTGGTCTGCATAATTTGCTAATAATAATAAAATTAACTTATTTTTTGATGAACCTGCCACTTTTTTTGAGGCCTCTGCCAATGCTTCAAAGCTCATTTTTTTCTCCTGTTCCTAAAAGAATATTAATAAATTTTATGAAAATTGTAAATTTAGATTTGCCCCTCTTTCCGCTTTTCAATCTTGCGCTCCAATGACCTGCGCTCTTTCTTCATTTTCGCAATGGCTGTCTGCGCTCTCTTGAGCTTGGTTGCCCAAGCCTTCTCCCTCGCCTCAAGTCTCTCCATAGCCACCGCCAATTTATCGACGGGCGGCTTTTCTGCTTTTGGTTTTGGCTTGAGCTTGCCATCAAGAAACCCACGACGCAATGCTGTCTCTGTGAGCTTGCGCTCCAAATAGGCTTGCTTACCATGATGCGGCGCAAGGTGTGGGTTTTGCTTCATGTGAAAAAAGTGACTGAGGCTGTGGACGATTTCAGGCCAACCGCCCAAGCCAAATGGTCGGCACTCGTCTGGGTTGATATACCATGTATTGCCCCGCCGCCATGTGTGACGATTGCCACTGGTGATTTTGATATTTACAAATCTGTCTGGAAACTTCGCACCCGATGCAACCTTATACAGAATCTTAAAACCCCTTATGGCCTCCTCTGGCGTTGGGGGAACCCGATGGGCAGGGTGCGCCTTCCACTGGTCATTTACATAACCCCAAAGACGCTCCTGCTCATCCTGCGACCTTACTGTGCCGATGCTCATGCCTTCACCATGTTTCTTTTTTGGTAACGGGCGGTTTGTTCAATCAGTGTGTCCCATAGCTGACGCTTGATGCGTTTGCGATTTGTGTGCTGGCTCTCACGAACCTTGACCCACTTATAACCTATGACCGCCTCGACATATCTGTGACCTGAACCGACCTGCGGCTGTAGTTCATCGCCAAGCACCAGAAAATGTTTCTTGGCAAATTCTCTTTTCAATTTTGCTTTACTCATTTGAGTCTCCTTTAGTTTGGGGGGGGCTTACGCCGCCCCCTTCTCGACGATTGATGGATAAAATCCCTCAAACGTCAAATCAATTCCCCACCTGTCATTTAAGGTATCTGCCTTAATCATTATGGCGTCACAGTGTTTTGTAATATCACACTGTTTGATGACCTTAAAACGACCTGCGGGTGTTTGATAATCACCATTGAATATAAATTCTTTTCCAATCATATTTTTACTCATTTAAGTCTCCTTGAGTTTGATTAAGCTGTTTGGTTTTCTAAGAACAGGTTCCGCCCTGTTTCTTGAGCGAATTTTCTGTTTAATTGAACTGCGGCATCAAACATAGTTGTTGAATGTGATGGCTGTTTGAACTGCTCTGCTGTCCACGCTTTACCGCCAGAGCGAAAAACTGTGGTTTCAAAAATCTTACCAATCAATACGCCGTAATTTTTTACCTCGGCCACACGGACACCAGCCTCGCCGCCTAAACTGACTATTTCAAATTCATAGCCGTTTTTTTTGTATGTGTATGTTCTGCTCATTTAAGTCTCCTTGAGTTAAGTTTTCGTCTGACCCGTTGTCAGTAACTATTATATTAATCATTTTGAATGTTATTGCAAGCACATTCAGATGTTTTTTTCATCTTTTTTTATATTTTTTTTATCGTTTATATTCAATGGTTTAAGTCGCCTTAATCTCTTTTGAGCCATTTCATACGAACGAAACTTGTTGAGCTTACCAATGTATTTATAGATTTTAGTCATTTACGACTCATATAGGCTTGCACACCCATATAAGCACCGACCACACCCGCTTGAGCGATATAAAAGAGACCCAACAAATCAGCCAAAGCGTTAACCCTAGAGTCAGGTATAATAGGCATAAAAAGAACGGCACTAAAGACAAGCATAGATAGCATAGCAATCCAAGCCATTCGTTGTTGCGCCTCCGATTTCGACTCCCTGAGTTCAAGCTCTATTAATTCTTTTTCTCGTGCGATTTCTTCATCTGTGATAACCCCATCCCCGTCCAAGTCGTGCTTGCTGTATTTAGTATTTTCCTGAAACTTCTTCGGCACTTTCTAAATCCTTTTGTAATTGTCTGACTCGCTCTTTGATGCGTGATACGTTGTCGGGATGACTAGCTCCCCTTGTCCGTCTCGATAGACTTTCCAGACTAACAGCCCCACCACAACTAGGACAGCTAAAATAAAGATAATCGCTCCCGTCTGGAACCACTCCCGATATTTTGCCATTTTTTTTATATGCTCTTGTCTTTTTAATTTTTCTTGCTCCTTCTGCTCACGAACACGCTCTTGGTAATCTTGTTTGATTTTTTCGAACGTCCCGTGACCCAGTCTCCGATTTATTGCGACTCTTAGCGAATCCAGTTCCTCTAACATCAAACGATATTCTATCTCTTCTGACGCAACGTCACCAAACTTGATTGGATTTGATGAGTAACGCTTTTCGTTAAATTGGCGATGGCCTTCGAAAATGCTGGTCAGGGCTTGCCCAATTTGCTGTGCATCGGATACACCCTCTTTTGCATTTTTCAAAAACTCCATGCCCTGCCGTGCAAGCGCAATGCCTGTCAATGTAGCTGAGATTGGTTCGACCATATTTGCCTAAAGCCGCATGGCTTGCGATAACCGCTTGGTTACTTTTTTTGTATCATAAAAAATAGGTGTTGCAAAGAAATCGAATATGGTTATTGTAATCACATTATTACTCAAGGAGATTAAAGTGATATCAAACAATTCATTTGAAACACACGGGCTTGACCACATCTCGGCGGCTCAAATCAATTCATTTATTTATTCACCTTTTTTGTGGCTTTGCAGAGTCGCAAATTTAGACAAGTCATTCGGTGCGTCTATGTTTCGGGGCAAGGCCATTGGTGTTGCCGCCGCACATATCGGTGAAAACAATGGCGGGAAACATTCTGCACTGGCACTGGCTGAACAGACATATTTTAAAGAACTCAAGGACAACGGCATCCCACAAGATGACCCCAAGGCCCAAAAGGAATTGGGTCTGGTTCAAAGAACTGTTGAGATGCTGTCTCACTCATTCGATGAAAAAGTCATCGAGTCGGAAAGAGAGGTCTGGGTTGAGCTTGATGACATACCTGTCCCCGTCAAGGGATATGTTGATATGGTCTGTGAGGACAAAATCATCGAACTAAAATCAAAACCATCGACACAATCATCACTTGAGCATTCTGCAAACTTACAAGCCTCAATATAT